CAACAGAGATAATTAAAGTGAATAAAACACCTTTATTAAAACATCATTATTTGTTATTAGAAATGTATCCAGTACCATTATTTAATAAAACATCAATAGAATTAGCACAAATATTAAGATTTGATAGTATTACAAAAGGTCATTTTAATCAAATTATGGATTGCACAAATGCATTTGGCATGACACAATTTGCAATAATGCATAAAGTTATACCAGACTATACAATACAATTGCTTAATAATAGTGTATTAGATCAAGTTGTAGTAGGACTTATTAAACAAAATCCTTTAAGTGAAATGAATGGCTATAATAGAGCAGAAGAGATAAAAAAACTTCAAGATTATTATAAAAGAGGTATATTAACTGATGATAAATTAGCGGGTATTAATAATGTATTACTTAATTCACAAAAAGATAAAAGATTATTTACTATTCATACATATAGACAAGTTTTTTTTACTGAACCTAGTGATCCAACTGCTCTAACTAAATATAATATTGGCAATGGATATGGAATACAAGGACATCCACATTATTTTGCTGGAATTATGGGTCATCATCCAAGTGAAAATGTGTTTTGTGTCGGTTTTACATCCAAATATGAACCACTTTTTATGGGTTTTAGTGGAAATAAATCTAATAGATCTGGAATAAGACCAATATGTGATTTTTCAAATGGTCCACAACCATTATCAGTTATTCAATATTTTTTAGCAGTTGAATATGTAAAAGGATTATTTGTGTTAGATAGTATAGATAGAGTTCATCTAGATGAAATTCCACAAGAAATATTAAATTTAAGTTTACATACGGTAAGAGAACTAAGACAAATTTTAGGTATAGTTGGTAATATAACAGATAAAGAACTAGAACATCAATCTATAATAGAAATAATAGCCGATGCTGAAAAGTTAATCAAAGCCTTACCTATTATTACTTTAACTATATTAAATATTGATAAATTTATGAGACCATTTGTATTACCAGAAATAGATCAAAGCAAGATAGAATCAGATAATGTATTACAATCAGATATGTCAAATGAAGATTTAATTGTGGAAATAAAAAAATCATAAATCTGTAATAATTTTTATAAAATTAGTTTTAATATTATAGGTTTCATCATTTTTTTTTTTGATAATTATATTATTTATTTTTTCTATAATACCAAATCTATATGGTGTATCAATATTACCCAAAATATTTAATTCAATTTGATCAGTAATATTATTTATAATAGAATTGATCATAACTAAATTGGTTCTATCGATTATATCTGAAATTATTAAATTAACAAAATCAATAAAACCAATATATATTTCTGTAATGATAAACCATAATGTGTTTCTCTTGTCTATAATTTGTGTATTAGTTGTATTAGTTATATCCATTATTTGATCTAAATACTTTATATTGAAAATTAATTCCTCAAATATAATATTATCTGATTTATTCAATAACTCAATTAGTTCTTTTGGATTTTTATTAAATTTAATGTTATGTGTAATATTAAATTCAATCGTCTTATGCGTCAAAGGATATGATATAAATTGTCTTTTAAACATATAACAAATAATATGTGCATGAAATCTCATACAAAAATGTTTTTCTGATCTTAGTATCCATTTAATAGTATCAATAGGATCTGTTGGGATAATAATTTCATATTGTGTGGATAACAATTTGGTATCTATAATAATTTGGTTAATAAGTTCTGGATCAAATTTTTTATCAAAAACCACAAAACGAATTTTGTATAGGAGTTTGATATTTTGTATAAACTCTATGATATTCATTTTATCAGCAACATTTATTTCATTAATCATATAAAATCCAATTGTATCTGAATCAATAATTATGGAATCAGCTAATTCTTTAATATCAATAATATGATTAAGACCAAAAATAATATCATTATCAAAAAAATAATTTTGATTATTAATAATTTGTAAATTATTTCGAAAAATACATTTGTCAAAAAAATTTAAATACTTTATTGGTAGATTAACAGAATATCCTATAGATGCACCATAAATTGGTATATTATATAATTTATGATATATTAAATATTGAAAAAGTGGTATCATAAAATAATCATTTATTATTTCACCACCACCTAAAAATATTAATGTTACTTTTTCTATTTGTTTATAATTTTGTTCCAGTTCTGATGGATTTAGTTTAATATATAGTTTTAGTTTATTCTCAAAATATGTTGAAAAAAATAAATCAAATAATTCATCACCAAAATTACCTTGATTATAATACCCATATAATAAGATTGTCATTTTTATACTATTTGATTAGATGATTTATATTGGATGATTTTGATTAGATGATTTTGATTAGATGATTTAAATTAGATGATTTAAATTAGATGATTTAAATTAGATGATTTAAATTAGATGATTTAAATTAGATGATTTAAATTAGATGATTTAAATTAGATGATTTAAATTAGTTTTCTAATTAAATGATTAAATAAATTTAATCACTCAAATAGAAATGTGAAATGCTGAAAAGATAGTTATCCATCATGGTTACACAGTGGATCACTTCACTGTAGAAAAAGGACAGTTGTACGAATGACAACCAATACCATCTGTCCTGTTTCCACAGTCGGGACACTTTGGTACAGATGTTGAACAATATGGCAGGAATTCTTTTTCGAACATTTCGACAAAGATCGATGTCATCGGGCCACGTACCACGGTGGTAAATATCGCATTGATTTCACACCATCAAACATTCTATGCATTCTTTGAACGCGTCCGATATCCCATGTGCTAACGGATTGGTCGAACGCCTTCGCACCCTTAAACATTCCATTCATGTCGACCACGCGCGATGTATTCCAATGTGAAATGGGCTGGTTGAAAACATCGGACTCGGCAAACATACATGTCATGCTCGTGACGTTGGCGACGTCCCAGGTGACAGTCGGCGGATGGTCGGCCGTGTCGATTGGCTGGTTGAACGACGAGGTGCCGTAAAACATGAAGTCCATTCGCTTGACCTTAGATGTATCCCACGACCCAATTGGCTGATTGAATGAAGCGGCGTGATCAAACATATACTCCATGTTGGTTACACTGGACGTATTCCACTGACCGATCGGCTACCTTCGACGTATCCCACGAAGTGTAGCAGCGCCGCTTGCGCGTGTCGATCGGCTGGTTGAACGCCGTGTCGCAAAACATTCCGTTCATGTCCTCGACCTTACTGGTGTTCCATCGGTCGACTGGCTGGTTGAACATCGAGGCGCCATAAAACATCGAGGCGCCATAAAACATCGCACCCATGTTACGTACATTGTACGTTCTCCAACTGTTCAGCGGTTGGTTGAACGCCGATGCTTCGTGAAACATTGCGTACATACTCCTCACCTTGCGTGTGTTCCACGCCTCGATGTTTTGGTTGAAACACGTCGCCTCGCAGAACATGGAGGACATGCAGTTTACGCGCGACGTATCCCACGACCCGATCGGCTGGTTAAAGTCATTCGCCCGCTGAAACATTCGGAACATGTCGACGACGCGAGACGTATTCCACGACCCAATAGGCTGATTAAATGACTTGGCGCCACAGAACATCCCCTGCATCTTGACCACATTGGACGTATCCCACTTGCTGATATCCTTGTTAAACTTCTCACAATTAAAGAACAATTCCGACATGTCGGTGACCTCGGACGTATCCCACAACCCAATGGGGCCATACTTTTTTCCGCGCTTTCGGGATCGACGAACCAATGGTAGACAGCGTTGCGTATCGTGTAATTGTCCATATTTACTTGTGAGATTATAGTTAATATGTTATTAATTGGTCTTAATTATAAAATATTATAAAATATTATTCAATTTTTAGATAGTTAATTCTACTAAATATATTTTATTCCAATTTTTACCAGTTATATAAAAATCATTATCAGTTTTAGGTATATGAACAATACCATTTAATACATTGTCAATTAAATCAGCATTTAGTTCAAAATTAGCAATTTGTGTCATATCCCACTGTCTAGATATATTTAGATTATCAATATCTATCATAATAATTAGATTAGATTTATAGATATTCGCATATAAATAATATTTATTTGGACCATCATGTTTAATAGCTAATGCATTTAAATTTGTGTAGTTGGTTTCAATTGTTTTTATAATTGTTTGAGTTGATGGTTCTATCCAATATATTCGATTTGAACCATCTGTAACAATAAATGATTTACCATCAGTTGTTAAACCCCAACATTTGTCTAAGATAAATTTCTTATAATAAATTAAATTAAAGTCTAAGTCTAGGGCAAATATTTCGGATTTTTGCCATGTTAAACAATATAGTATATTATTTAAGATACAAATACCTTCGGCAAAAACATCATCTGGTAAAGCTCTTCTGATAACATTATCTGGATCAATATATTTTTGTATAAATGAATTTGAATAGAGACCAGAAGATTCATAAAGAATATCATTATATAGAACAAGGCCTTGTGTATATGTATTAGGAGTATGATTAAGACTATTTTTTAAGATATATTTAGACATATGTTTTGAAGTTATATGTTTAGACATAATATGTTTTTTATAATAAAAGATCATATTATGTTTATAAAAAATCTGAATTAGTAGAAATAAATTTAATGACGTTTTTAATCAAATGTATTTATTTAATCAAATGTTATGCATTATTTAATTCATCCAATTTATCTGTTAATGTTTTAAATTTGTCAAGAATTGATATTTTTTTTGATTCGCCAGTTGCCCATTGTCTAATACCTTGTTCTACTAATTTTGGATGTCTATCGATAACAAATTTACATCCTCTTTTATCAGATTCTGGTCTAAAATAGCAATATTTTGGAATTTGATCAATAGTAATTCCACAATCATCAGGAAGATTATCACATTTTTTTCCAGCATTTTTCATAGCTGTTATTTTATCTAAATCTAATTGTTTTTTAATTGGTTTATTTGGTTTATTTGGTTTATTTGGTTTAATTTGTTCATCAATAAGTGGTTCATCATTAATTTGTTCATCGTTAATTTGTTCATCGTTAATTGCTTCATCATTAATTTGTTCATCATTAATTTGTTCATCATTAATTTGTTCATCATTAATTTGTTCATCATTAATTTGTTCATCATTAATTGGTTCATTAATATAATTACCATTAGAATCTCTTAAATTTTCATCAATTACATTTTTAGGATAATGTGATAATTTTAGAATATCATTATATTCGTTAATTGATTTTTTTCTCTGTTCATCCAATTCATATGTAAAGACAACATTAGCCAATTCTGCATAAGTATTTTTTAATTCAAATAATTTATTAATAGTTTGTTGTAATTTAGTTTGTAGATTAACTGATTTGGATTTAGTTGATTTCCAAGTATATTTTTTTCCATCTGGACATAATGCGGGTATTCCTTTTAATTCAATATAAAAATATTCACCATGTGCACCAATCGATTTTGCATAATATATATTTTTTGGTATATCTTCGATATTAATATTTGAATTTTCAGGAAGCTCAAATTTTCTCTCTCTTTTTCCTTGATTAAAATTTTGAGCAGATTGGGACGATAAATTTCTTAAATTTTCTACACGATTATCAGTACCAACTCTATTAATATGATCAATTGTACATTGTTGACCCCTTCCTTCAAAAGTTAATTTATCCATTACTAAATTATGTAAATATAGTTCTTTTTTAATTTTTTCAACATATTCTGGACTTGATATATATGATCCATCAGAACGATAATGCCAAGTTCTATTTATAATTTTTTCAGAATTATCTAGATCAATTGTAAATAATTTGTATTGATTTTTAAATGGAATACAACAAACAACATATTGTTTAAGATTGTAAGTGACGATTTCATGATTAATTTGTTTAGTTGTTTTGGTTTCTGTAATTTTTTTAATATATTTAACCTTGACAACTTTTTTTTTATTGACAAATTTATCTAATGAATTAACATAATCGGTATCAGCCATTGAATCAGCCATTGAATCAGTCATTGAATCAGCCATTGAATCAGTAATTAAATCCACAATAGAGTCAGAATTACTTAAATTTTCTTGCTTTGTCTGAGTATTGTGATTAGTAAACTGTTTTGATTTAGATATTTTCGCCTTAGAAGTTATAGCAATTTGTTCTAGATTAAAATGTCTGGCAGAATCCGATTGAGAAGCTGTGATTTTTGAAGTAGTGAGCATTTTGTTATTATATAATATATATAATAACATAAATCTTTAAATAGATTTTTAAATATCAAATTTTTAGTACATTCCTAATTGCTATACGCTAAGCCTCCCATGCCCGACATAATACGTAAGACGTTGTAATTTGTAGCGTAAATGCTAATGTTGGAATCTTCAGCAAGGAATGTGCCTTTGAAGTCTGAACCGTAAGCAGCACCACCGAATGTTAAGTTCAAAGTGGCATTATCAATACGGGACATGTTACAAGTGCCTGATGGTTGATGCTCTTCAGGATTGAGAGCAAATGAGTACATGTTGCAACCATCAGCTGGGGTATTAGAGTGATGTTGGTAAGGTTGAACATAGTTGAAGTAGTTACCATCGCGTTCAGAGAAACGATCGTGACCGTTTAATTGGAGTAATACTCTTGAAACTGGGTTGCCAGATTTGTTTAAGTATACACCATAGTTATCACGTTGTCTGAGAACGACATCTTTAGTAGAAGCGCCATCACCAACTGTTGCTCTTGTTGATACAGATGAGAATAAAATGGTATCGCTAGATTCTTGAGCAGAAGAATTGTAAAGTCTAAGAGAGCTGACTGGAGATGAGATTTCTTCAAGTGTTAAAAGATCACCAAGAACTGTAATGTTATCCATATCAGGTTCATTTGTAATGGCAATGGCATTAATACGATTGAAGAAGTTTTGGAAAGCTGTATCTCTTGGAGTTAATACACCTGCAATATCACTTGAAGCACTAGTTTGTAATGAAAGCTTGTTGCCAGTGTATTTAGCTAGAGCTAAGACTGCACGTTTAGTGGCAATAAGACGTGTATTATCAATATTCTTGGCATCGTAGGCTAAGAATTGTTTGCCAGAACTGTAACGTCCAAGTTGAAGAGTCCAGTAGAGGGACTTGCAAGGATGGTTGAAGTTAAGTCTGAATTTTTGTTGAAGAGAGTTAACTGATTCAGCACCAGTGAATTGTACTTGTTCAATAAGGTACTCGTGTTGAGCTTGGGCGAATCTTTTACGTTCTTCAGTATCTAAGTAGACATAGTCGACAAAGAGTGATGATGAACTGAATCTAAGATCAGTAAGTTCAGAGAGAGAAACATTTGCAGTACGATTGATACATTGTTCAAGTTGTGAGAATTCGAAGTTAAGTTTGACTTCATGGTATTGAAGAGCAATAAGTGGAATTGCTAAACCATCGTTTTTGTTATTGAAGAATTTAAGAGGAATGTAAAGAATGGCTTCATCGTGTTTTTGTGAAAGTGTTGTTAATTCGGCTGTATTACCAATCATGATATCATAGCCACGATCATGAGCCCAGTTACGAGCGAGTTCGTACCAGACATTGAGCCAGTTTCCGTATTGTTTATCAATACGGGTGCCTCCGATTTCGAGTTCAACATTATCGATCAAAGCATGACCAACACGGCTAACCCAGCCCCAT